GCCGCCATATTGTACGCCGCAAACGAAGTTCGCGCCGGCGGCTTCCGGCAAGGCTCGCTTGTAGATGGTTTCTGCCTCGCTGCTTTTCGGGTCGATGTTGCCGAGCCGGGCGCGCGCGATCGCATCCGCCGTGGTGCGGATGCGGTTGCCGTCGTCGCCCTGCATGACAAACGCGGATCCGAAGGTCTCGCGCGCTGCCCGGCCGGCCCGCTCCGGCGGAATGCCCGGCAGATCCTTGCCGGTCTCTGCCTTGATCCGGGCCGCCGTGAAGGCATCGCGCGCAGCCGACAAGGAGCCACCATTGGCCATGATGTTGCCCGCCTGGGCGAGCATCGGCGCATCGGGCGAGATCTCGCGCAGGATCGCCGGGGCGTCGCTGTCGGCGCCCTTGACGATCGCGCCGGCCAGCGCGAGCGCCGGCGCACCGCCGCGCTCGACGATCTCCCTTAGCCGGTCCTTTTCTTCGGGCCGCAGGTAGACCGGCGATCGCGACAGGCTGGACGCAACCGCGCGGGCCTGCGCCGTGCGATCGCGCACCTGGGCAGCAATGATGCTGGCTGCTTCGCCGGGATCGGCCGAGTTGGCAAAGCCTTGGAAGTCGATCGGCGCAATGGCGGGGATCAGCCGCCTTTGCGCGGCATAGCCGAGCTGGTCCGTGTTGAGCGCCTTGCGCTGCTTGTCAAGCTGCTCTTCGGCAAAGCCGATGATCTCGCCCGCCGGCGCGGTCGCTCCACCCTTGGAGGCTTCCGAGCGGATACCTGCGACAAGCCGGCCGGCATCCTCAACCGACATGGTCGACATGACGCTGGCAATCTTGACCTTCTGTTCGGCAACCGCGATCGCCTGCGCGCCCTTCGGCGTCTTCGCGGCCTCACTCGTGACATAGCCCGTCCATTCCTCCGGCGGCGTCGGCAAGCCACTGGCGCGGCGATCGACATAGTCGCTCAGGTTCTTGGAGAGCTGCGTCACATCAGCATTGCCCTGCGTGCGGATGGATTTTTCCAGCGCCTGCAGGTTGGCATCGAGCGTGGCGAAGCCGTCCGCCGTCAGGCCCTTGAAATCGCCGGCGGCAAATTTCTTGCGCACATTCTCGCGATAGGCTGCAACCGCCTCCGGCGATTTCAGCGCGCTCGCCTGCGACAGGGCTGCATTGCTCAACACACTGTCTCGCGTCTTGATCTTCAGCTTCGCGCCGGCATCCGGCGTGATGTCCTCGGCGGCGACAGCGTCGTCGATCAGCTTGGAATGCCGATCGAGCTCGATCTGCACATTCCTGGCGGTTTGCGGATTGTTCGGATCGGCGGCGGCCATCCTCGCCGCATTCGTCTCCGTGGCCGTAGTGTTCTCGATCAGCGATGCGCGGCTCCGCGCGTGCACGCCTTCTTCGTAATTCGACAGCGCCTTGTTCTCGTAAGGAAGGCGCAGCCGGGAAAACTGCGCATTGAAATCTCCGCGGATGCTGTCGAAGACATCCGCTTCCGACATCTGCTTGTGTAGATCGTCGAATGCATTCTTCAGGTTTCCCGGGCTGTCCTTGTTCGCCTCAAAGCGGGCCTGCATCTCGTTTCGCAGCTTGGCGTCGAGATTGTTGGTGTAGGTCGCGGTCGCGGCATCGTTGAAGGCCTTGCCGCGGATCGTTAGCGATCCGTCAGGCCGATAGTGCGGATCAAGACCGGCGATCTTGCCGGCGGCTTGTCCTTCGGCCTTGGCGGCGTCATCGGCCATCGCGCCGAACGTGTTGGCGAGCCGGTTGGCGGCGCCAGCCATTTCCGTCTCGAACGAGCCGTCCGGTCGAGAAACCGGGATCAGGCCCTCGGGCAGGAGCCCTTGAGGGTTGAATTCGCGGGGAGCGGCGACCGCGCGGCCAAGCTTGTTCGGCATTTCAACCTCGCTTGAAGAGCTTGGCCGCGCCTTCGAGCGCGAGGCTCGCGGCACTGCCAAGGCCGCCGGCACGCGCCTGATCCGCCTGGACGCGGTAGTTGGCCGCGCGCTCGCGCAAACGGGCAACGCGAACGTCCGTGGTCTGCTGGTCGATCGACAGCGCGCGCTCGGTGTCCTTCACATCCTGCCGGCGCGAAATCGCCGGCGTGCCGAAGGACGCATCCACTCCGCTGGCGGCTGTCGCCACGTCGCGCTCGCCGAGCTGCTGAACCAGCGATTTCTTGAGCGAGGTCTGCCGGCTGATGCCCTGATTGGCCTCGATCAGCGTTTGCGTCTCGGCATCATCCGCCTGGGCGTTAAGCGCCATCGCCTTGGCTTCGCCGGCCCGGTTCGCATTGAGCACGGACAACACCGTGGAGGCGCCCGACATGATGCTGAATGCGCTCGATGCCGAGAACAGGCTTGACCCGGCCGCGGCAGTCGATCCAGCCGCCGCCGCGCCCGCGCCGGCGGTGCCAAGGCCCTGCGCCATCGTCGTCATGGCCGCCGCTGCGAATTCCATCTTACGTCCTCGCTTCAATGGTGATGCCGCGCCACGCAAGCCGGCCGGGCCGGGTCTGGGTAATGACCACCTGGCCGGTATCGGAAAAACCGACGAGGCCCGTGACCGCTATGGTTTCGTTGACGGGCTGCTGCGGGCCGGTCACTTCGCCGGCGCGTTCCAGCGCGACATTGCGTGCCGGGCGGTCATTCGCTCCGACCGCAACGGAGGTGGTGTCGACGAGATCGAGCCTGATGGTATGGACCCGTTTCGGCCGTCGCAGCACCGTGCGCTCGGCAACCTCAGAGGGGATCGGAAGCGTCTTTCCAATCGGCGGCGTCCATCGGCCGACCTTGACATTCGATGCGGCAAAACTGAGCCTGATCTGCTCGTCCGTGACCGTAAACGGCCCCTCGACAAAACCATCCGCAAGCGCCCACACCTCCGCGCCCTCATGGACGGCAAGCCCCGTGATGATCTGCCGGGCCGGCGTGAACATCTGTTCGATCACGTCGTCGAACACCAGCCCCTCTTCGGCGCGCTCGAAATGCAGCTCCGGCACCCCGTTGACCATGCGCTCTACAAGCAGGTGCGGAATGTTTTTGCCGTCGATGCATGCATCGCGAACCGCGCCCGGCGTTTGCCAGCGGACAAAGGCGGTCACTTCCTGATTGCGAAGCATGATGCCGAGCGTGACGCTGCCGTCCGCGCGGGGCATCCACAGCCGCGCCGCGCTCGCCAATCCGCTCGGCCGCTGCACCGCCATGTTAACGATGTTGTTGACGATATGCGGGGCGAGCAGCGAGATCGGCGTGAACTCGTATCTGGTCGATATCTGGTCAAACCGGCCGGCGTAGAGCACGGACTTGTTGCGAGAAGCAAAGATGATCTCGCCTTCGTTCGACAGCACAGGCAGATCCGGCGCAGACCCGTAGCGCGACGAGTTGACAATGTTCGGCGGCTTGGTGCGGTCGATGGCGCGGTCACTGATGAAATATTCCGCGTCTGATGTGAAGAACAGCAGGTAATTGTCCTGCACGATGTGCTGGATCTGCTCGGCGCCGTCAGTGTCGAGATTGATAAGCAGGGCACCGGATGGCGATATCAGCTTGGTGTTGAGGTCGAAATACTCGCCGGTGACGCTTGCCGTAAAGGCGCTGCGCTTCGCATTGAAGCCGCCCATCACGAGCCGGTCTTGATAGAACGTCGCGGCGGCGGGATAGCCGCGCGCCGGCGAGAACAGTTCTTCGCCGCCGGGGTCCCCAATGGTGTAATGCGCGACCGTGGAAGCCGCTTGCCCCGTATTGACGACCTCCGCAGCGAGGCTGTTGGACTTTCCAATATTGTCCGCGCCGGTGAATTCGATCAGGATCATGGTCGCGCCGATGCCGGCGGACGCGTAGTTCACGGTGATGCCATCTGCAACGGTGCTCGATGCCTCGATCGCCGCCTTGAGCGCGATAATGAAACTGTTCCAGTCTCCGGGCGTGTTCGACGTATGGACCGGCCCGATGGTCTCGCCGTTCAGAGTGATCGAGATCGCCAGATCGACGCCGAAATTATAGTCGCTGTTTGCGGTCGGGTACCGGATATATAACTGCCATCTGTCGATGACCTGATTGGTGTAGCTCCCGCCGAGGTCCGTGATCGGCACGTTATCGAACGAGAGGTCAGACAGAAGCCACTTTGTATCCACGCCGTCGCGCACGATCTTCTGCGACGCTCGCTCGCGATGAAACATCAGCATCGTGTCCAGCCGCTGCGGCGTGTCGAGGGTTGCGAGCTGGCTGGCCGTAAAGCCCATCAGCGACGAGCCGACGAAAACGCCGTCGCGGTAGAAATCGACCAGTCCGTTCATGAGGACCGCGACATAGGTTTGATCGAGCGAAAATGTGAACGGCCGGATACGCGCAACCGCAAGGCTGGCGCCCTCCTGGCGCAGCGCGATCCCGCCTGCGGCGAAGGTGGTGACCGATGGCGGAGCGGAGACCATGCGAACGCGGATATCCGTGGTTGCGGCCGACTGGCGAGGCGCGAGCGCAACGGTGATGGTGCCGCTGGTCTTGCCGATCGTGAACGGTGCGCCGAAGGGCACCCACGAGGCGCCGTTAAGCCACTCAACCTGCAGGATGGCGCCGAGCGCCTGCGAAGCGCTCCAACCGGTCAGCGCAACGACCGATAGCGGCGCGGTCGACGCGATCGTCGCCGTCGCCAGCACGGCCGGCGCGTTGTAGGAGCCAGCCGGCAGCGTGGAGCCGGCGAGCGCGATATTCTGCGTCGGCCGCCGCACCCGGCCGAGGTGGCGTGTCCGCATCGAGAGCTTCGAGCCGCCCTGCGGCACCGGCTCAATGTTGATCGCGGTCGCAAGGCCGGCATAGAACTGCTTGAGATCCGTGCGGCCGTATTCTTCCGGCGCCAGCTCGCCGGCATTGTTCGAGGCCTGATAGATGCCTGGGCGTGCGACCATTACATCAACCGGGCATCGGTGAGGGGATCGCGCCACATCGGCGTCGCCGTGCGGGCGCGCGCGGCATCGGTCGCAATCGCGCGGCCGATCAAGCCGCCGCGGCCGTTCTCTTCGGGCGTGCCTTCGGCGATCGCGCGGATCTTCGTGTCGAGATTGGCGTCGTGGGTGACGGGCACAGCGAGATCGGCCGCCGTGATCCGCTCGATCGCCTGGGCGAATTGCGGATCCCACACATCGGGCGCCGGCATGACGGTGACGACGGCCCACACGGCATCGCGATCGGCGTAGAGCCATCCGCTCTCGATCAGAAAATCGCGCAAGGGATCGCGCGGGTTGCGCGGATCCCGCAGCACCTTGCGCGGCAAGCCGATGCGCGTGCCCGGAAGCTGGAAGGCATGGCGCCAGCCATTGTTGAAGATGTTCTTTGCCGCGTCGAAATCGTTCTCGGCCGTCCTGGCGATCGCGTCGAGCTTGTAGGTCTTGCCGGCGAAGGACCATTCATGCATGCCGAGCACGGCCTTGAGGCGGGAGTAATAGACCGGCACAACCTGACCGGCCAGATCGGTGTCCTCATCCTCCGCCATGATCTTGCCGGCGCCGATCAGACCGAGCGCGTTGTTCATGACTTTGAGATGGTTGTAAACGTCGGTCATTTGCGCGCGCCTTCGAGGAAAGGGCCGCGGGGCGCGAACGTCCCGCGGCAGTCACAGGGAGGACGGCTTAGGCGAGCTTTTCGACCGCGACCGTGACGACAGCCGCCTGCGAAGCGGACGTGACGACCACCATCGTGACCGTCGGCACGCCGCCAAGGCTGCACGTGCAGATAATCACGTCGCCCTTTTTCAGGATCTTGGTCGCGCCGTTGAAGTAGTTGCCGCCCGTGATGTTCGCGAACGTGTCGTCGGTCGCATAGAGGTAGAGTGATTTGGCTTCGCCGGCGGCATACGGAACGGAGCCGATGCGAGCGAGGCTTTGCGTGTTCAGAGCCATGGTGCTGTCTTTCGGTTGGTTGCGGGGAGGTGCGAGGCCGGGCGTACCCGGCTCGCATTTTCAGGTTCAGTTGATCGCGAGCGGCGCGTCGATCTTGATGCGAACGCGCTTGACGCCGGGCGCTTGGAGCACCTTCGCCGCGCCGGACATCACCGTGTTGTAGGCCCACGCGGTCCAGACGTTTTCGTAGGTGATTTTCGAGTTCATCGCGTAGTTGGAGCCGAAGCCGACCGTCTTCTTGTTCCAGAGGTAAGTGTCGACGGCGCTAGCGGAGAAAGCCGTGAACATGTCGTCGGGCGCCTGGAACACCCAGACGCCGTTCCACAGCACAGCCTCGGTCTTGCCCTTGAACAGCAGTTGCTCCGCCGTGTAGTCGCGGTTGTTGAAGATTTTGTAGAGCTTCAATTGCTCCCAGCTGATCGCCGGAACGGGCATGAAGAATTCGTTCATGCTCATCATGCCGACCGCGTTGATCTGCGCCTTGCCGGTCGAGAGCTGCAGCGGCGAGACCGCGGCCGAGCCGTCGCCGATCGTGACTATGTTGCCGGCCTCGCCGTCCATCGCTTCCATGATGATGCGATCGAACCGGCGACCCATCGCCATGGCGCCGGCCTCCTGGATCTTGCCGCGATACTCCGGCGAGATCTTTTCCGGCTCGCCATGGCGCACCCACTCGAAGAACTGCCAGTCCGTCATGTCGACGGTCTTGACGGTCTTGGCGAGGTTCGCGGCCTTGGCCAGCTCGGGCGTCGGGCCGAAGGGCTGCGCCTCGCCCTTGCCGATGAAGAAGAATTCGAGGGTGTTGCCTTTGACATTGACCGGGGCATCGGTGGTGCCACGGAGCATGAACCCTTGGTTCTGCAGGATGTGCGAAACGCGGGTGTCGTACTGGATAGTGTACCAGTTGGGAGCTTCAATGCTCATGGGGTGATCGTCCTGATGTGGGTTTTGCGTTACCCGCTATCGGCCGATTGCCGCGGCGCCTTCCGGTCTCGTCGCGAGCGCGCGGAGCGCTCGTCGACAAAATTGCAGAGGCGGCCGCAGGTCCATCCTTCGCGGTCGCCGGGAGCATGGGGCAGGGAGCGCGGCGTTAAGTGAGGGCGCGCGCCGCCTCAGTAGTGAGCGACCACCGTTGCCGTAGTGCCGGTTCGCACCTGCTTGATGCGCACCCGAATAATCGTGCCGACAGGCACGGCAGTTCGCGTGACCGCCACGGCGTCGCCTTCGGCAAGGGAGACCACGTCGCCGGCCGCGATGACCTCGATCGACTTGCAGACGCCGCCGGGCAGATCGGTGTTTGCCGGCGCCACCAAAACTTGCGACTTGGCGGGTGCCGCTGCGCGCTGCGCATCTTCTGAGCTGTCATAGGCGGTCGACGACATGGCGCTGTTCTCCTGTTAGCCGTAGTGCTTTCGCGTCAGCTCGTCGGTTTCGAGCGCGAAGGCGCGATCGAATTGCGGCGAGGACGGATTGTTGCGAGGATCGTTGATGCGATCCTTGATCTGCTCCGCGTTGAGGCCGCTGCCGCCGGCGCCGCCCATCGCGGGCAGCGTCTCGCCATTGGAGCCCCGCAGCCACTCGATCAGCGTGTTTGCCGCGACGTTGTCGGCCGCGGACGCGGCGAGAAACGATGCGACTTCTTCCGGCAGCGCCTTGTTTGCCTTGGCGCCATCGGCCCAGGCGATGTTGTCCTGCACGCGCTTCGAGCCGGCCGCGATCTTCTCTTCGTCGCTCGCGTTCGCCATGCTCTCCGGCGCCATGCCCTTCAGCACGGACTTCGGGTCGATCGGCGCGGCGACCAGCCCGCCATCGACGAGGCTTTCGAGCAGCGGGCCAAGCGTGCTGTTGAACTGCTTGTCCGTGATGCCGGCCTTGTGGAAGATCTCGCGCGTCTTGGCGTAGACGGGATCCTTGTCGAAGTTGGCGACGTAGGGCTTG